TACGGGGAGATCAAGGACATCGAGAGGCTCACCGGGCTCGACTACGGCACCCTGCGCAATTTCTCCCACGTCTCGAAGCGGGTCGAACTGTCATTACGTAATGACAATCTGGACTGGTATCACCACGCGGTCGTCGCAAAGGTCAAATCACCTGAGGAACAACGCCGGTGGCTCGAAACCGCCGCCGAAAAGAACCTCAGTGTCCGCCGGTTGCGTCGGTCGATCAGCCTCGGGCACGTCGCCACGGACAAAGAAATGGAGGAAGACCCCGCCGACCGGGGCACGTCCACCTACATGACCTGGCTGAACAAAATCACCCAATGGTGGAAACGACGGACAGATACCGACCCACTCAATGATTGGGACCCGGTTGATCGAGCCCGACTCAAGCGCGACCTCGAACCCATCGCCCAGATTTACGAACTCCTTTGACACCCGCACCAACACCATGAATCCCTTCGTTTTCTTCTTCGGCTACATCGGCTTCATGGCCGCGATCTTCGTCTTCGCGTGGGTCCTAATGAAAATCATCGAATTCGGCTGGGAGGTGCGTCGCACCCTCCGGGAATGCCGCGATTCACTCCGTCGTCTGGAGGATCGGCGCAAGGAATCTCTTTGACCAGCCGCCCAAGGCAGGGATGTCGCGACGACCGTTCAAGTTCCGTGAGGATCTGATTTGCAGGCTTCCCACTTTTCGCCGGACCGCTCCCTCTGTTGTGGAGTGAATTCAAGTGGGAAATGCGGCCGGCTTGACACTTCGCAGTCTGGCATGGCGGCATCCAAGCTCGAAAACCAGTTCCTCTTCCTCTGGCGGTGTCTGAACGGGCCTCCCCTGGAGCGCGAATACCGGTTTCACCCGGATCGGAAATGGCGGGCCGACTTTGCACACCTGCCGTCCCGGACGCTCATTGAGGTCGAAGGCGGTGCCTGGGTCAGCGGTCGGCACAATCGAGGCAGCGGTTTTGTGAAGGACGCCGAGAAATACTTCGAGGCGACATTGGCCGGCTGGCGCGTTGTGCGACTGACCGAGGGTCAGCTTCAGGCCGATGCGGTTGAGCGGCTGGTCGAGTTCCTCAGTATTCTTCCGGCAGCAACACAGTAGTCATCGACCTGTCCCATTCCGTGATGATGTAGATCGAGACGCCAGGTCGGACACGATACTTGCTCAGCAGACGCTCGCCTGATTCCAGAGCATTCTCGTTGGCCAGCACATCCTCAAAGTCGAGTTCTTCGCCCCAGTCGGCCCGGACATGCCGGTCGAGGAACGGGGCGAGATCGACTCCGAGTGCCATTGCCCCTCGCGAGGCATAGACCTTGCCGGGATGGAACATCGGGTGAACCGGGTTCATGTGTCTGCCCGGCCATCAAGTTCCGCATTCTCTCGCTCTGCCTCCTCGACGCAGGCCGGGCAGTAGAGTCCCGATCCCAAGTCGGCGGCCTTGTGGGGCTGACCACAGCCCGTGCAGCGGAGGCGGATGTCCCGCATCCATGCATCCTTCCCCGCGGCCAGTGGCAGCAGGTCGGCTGGAACGTGGTAGGGATTCCCCCTTTTCGGTCGAATCTCAGCGAATCGTTCACCCTGCGGTGTCCGCAGCAGCCGGACCGTGATGGTCCCGAATGTTTGTATTCCGGACGGTCCTGCCGCCGGTGTGGTGTTGGTCGTGTTCATGGTTTTGCCTTTCGGTTTCTGTGAAGTGCCCCGGCCACCATGACCGGGGCGAAATTGTTTATGCGTTGGCCAGCGGACGGTTGATGCGGATCGTTGCGCCCTTCGCTTTCCCGGCGACGTAGCTCTCGGAATCGACCCGGCGGTTCTGCGACCGGCGGTTGCGGAGCTTCCCGTATTTCTCGGCGACATGGCGGTCGATCACCGCCTTGGCGTCCACGATCATCAGCTCGTATTTGCCGCGCTGGTCGGCGGAGTAGGATTCCTCGGCCCGGCGTTTGGCGGCATTGAGTTCCGCCTTCAACCCGTCGTGCAGGCCCCGGTAGTAGGATTTCCGGTCAGGGCTGATGGTGGTCTTCTTGAACTCGTTCCAACAGCGGAAGAAGGTCTCCCGCAGGAAGTGGAACACGAAAACCGCATACTCGACCTCGGTCGGTGTCCCGATGATGTCCACTGGGGTCTGCTTGTGCCCGTGGAGCAGGATGACCCGGACATTAAAATGACTCTGGAGCAGGGAGAGAATGAGCATGTCGGCGGGATTCAGCGTCTTCGGGAGATCGACCTTGCTGCTATTGACCGTAAATTCCGTGCCGCCCACCGCCTCGCGTTCCATGCGGAGCATGGCCGAGTCGATGTTGTAGCGGGTCATGATTTCGTGGGCCTTGGCCAGCGCGGTCTTCGCCTCGTGTTCGGTTGCTCCGCGTGATTGGTCTGCCAGGCGAAGGAGTGCCCGGACTTTGTCGAGAATGGCATCGTGGTTCATGTGATAGTGGTTGTTAGCGGCTCCTGACGATTGTGACCTGGAACTCGCTTCCGTCCTCCATTCGGAGAACCACGCCCTTGTTCCTCGTCATGACTCCAGCATCCTCGAAGGTGGTGATGCTGTGGGCGTCGTCCTGTTCCGAGAGCCTCTCGATGAGAAGCTCTTCGATGTCCTGTTCAGTGGGTCTGGTTGTCTCTGTCATGTCCAGACTCTGCATGGTGCCAATAGCACGTCTATAGCTAAGTGAACTTAGATAAAAAAAGCGTGAAAGATGCCGAGTTGGCATAGTGCCTGATTCACAACTTCCATGCCACGATAGGATGCATGCGGCACTCAATCCTCGTGCCAAGTGAGAAAAAGCGGCACTTGGCATGGAACATGGTGCATGAGTTCAAAGATCGCCTCCGAAAAACTCCAAGTTGGCATGGAAGTTGTAGCCGAGTGAAGGGTCCGAATGCTTGGAAACAGCTTAAAACTGCCATTTCCCCATTCTGTCCCAGACAAAGAGGCAGGCACGGGCCGGGTAAGGACAGCAACAGCCATATCGAACGGTCTGGTATCCCTACATTCCCTCCGCTGAAAAAGCCCTCACAGGGCAAAGTGAGAAGCCATCTTTTTCAGGCTTTTTTCGGTTTCCAAGCGCACTTGGCATGGTGCCTGAATCCGTGGACGGACAGCACCATATTTCATGCCAACTTAGGAAACATCGCAGATTGCTGACCGCTGATTACCGGGCACTTGGCATGGCACCTGTTTGCCTGAATTAGCGTGCCAAGTTAGCATCTTTCACACTTTTTTTCATCGGGACATATTAGCTATAGACGTGCCTTGGGGGATAGGCAGAGTCTGGACATGAAGGGGATAACCACTAAGACCACCAAGGAAACCGCCGAGATCGCCTATCGCATCCCCGGCGGACAATGGAAGCGACGGATCTTCCAACAAGAGAAATCCTCCGGAGTGTTTTTCCGGGGGGCATGGACACTCGACGAATTCATCGAGCATCTCCTCGATGACGGCGCGGAAATCCGCTGGGGGGACGCCCGATGAAACCGCTTTTCACCACGACCGAACCGGCCCCGCTGGCGACCGGCGCGGTTCAACAAAACCAGCCAGCACAAGGAAAAACAACGCCATGAGCGAAAACACAACCATCGTATTCCGCAAGCTGCGGGACACAAAAAACACCGTCCGGTTTGAGGAGGAAGTCACTCCCGGAAAACCGCCGGTCATCGGCACCATCTACGTCCAGAAGTGGTTCGCATGTGATGCCAATAAACTCACCATCAACATCGACAAGGAGGGCAAGTAATATGGACAAGCTCTACTGGATCGTATGTGAGGAAAAGGGCGAAACGCTCTTCGAGGGCCGGTTCCAAGGCCGGACCCGCGGGGCAGCCCTCAAGTTCCTCAAGGATCAGATCGGCAGGGACGGCCTGAACGGCACGGTCTTCACCATCACCGAAATCCCGGTCCCGCTGATTCGCGAGATTGTGGAGGCAATCATGAAAGGTGAGGCGATCTCGACCGGGGCGGCAACCACTGCCCCGATGAAATCGCTCGAACCGAAACCGGAACGCTTCGATGCCTTCACGAAGCAGGAACAGTCAAAACCGGAAGAGCCCGAGCCGAGCGCATCCCTGGCACCGCTGACCGACTGGAAAGCGGTCAAGCAGTTCTACTCCACATGCCACAGCCCGAGCAAAACCGCATCGGAGTTTGGACTGTCAGTCAATACGGTCAAAGCCCGCATCCGCAGGGAGGGTTGGAAATGAGCGCCGTCAAAGCCGAGGTTGAACATGCCAATCGCCTGATCGGATTCTCCATCGAGGGCGTCTGCCACACGGAGGACTTCGAGTCCTTCGGACTGACGCTCCGGCGGGGAGCCGCCCGCATGACCGTCTGGGTGGACTGTGATCCCGAGGGCAACGGCCCCGGCCATCTCGCCATTGAGGAGGAACGGCCATGATTCGCATCAGCCGCTACAAGCGCTATTGGGCAGTCTGGCGCGGAGAGGAACTGATCGCGGTGACCGTCTATCGCAAAGGGGCGGTAGCGGTCGCCGCACTGGCCGGTCGCTTGGAGGCACAACCATGAGCACGCGATACAAATTCTCGACCTACGAGGTCCGGGTCCAGCGGCTCAACGAATGCCCCGGCTCGCTCAAGGTGGACGCGCCAAGTGAGGCACTGGCATACTGGCGGGAGAAGATCACGATAGCTCCGTGGCATGACCCGGAGAAAGAAATGCTCGTGGCGATCATGCTCAACACCCGCTACGTCGCGATTGGGCACACGATGGTCAGCATCGGAACGATGAACGAGAGCATCGCCCATCCACGCGAGATTTTCCGCCCGGCGGTCGCCATCGGAGCCTACGGGATCCTCCTGATGCACAACCACCCGAGCGGGGACCCGTCGCCAAGCGAAGCCGATACCCGGCTGACCCGGCGACTCTCCGAAGCGGCAAGCATCCTGCAGGTGAGCATGCTCGATCATGTGATCGTCGGAACGCCCGGGGATTTTCGTCCCGGCTATTTCAGCTTCAGGGAGGCGGGCATCCTATGAGAACACTCCGACGCAAACCGAAGCCGCCCATGCCTTCGCCGCTGGCATGGCGTCCGAGCGGCCCCGCCGACCTGATCGGTCACGCCGCTGAGGTTGCCACATCCCTGCTGGCGAAGGCGCGGGCGACCAAGAACAACGGTCGTCATCCGATGAAGGTGCTCCTCTACGGCCCGCCCGGAGTGGGGAAGACGACCATCGCGGAATTGATCGCCTCGGAATTGGCCGGCAGCCCGTTCGGGATCGAGGACTTCAATGGCAAGCTCGTCGGGATCGAGACCGTGAAAGCGTGGATGGCTGGACTGCCCTACGGCAGCCTGTTCGGAGATTTCTCGGTGCGGATCGTGAATGAACTCGACCGCTGCTCACGAGACGCGCAGGACTTGCTCCTGACCTATCTCGATAAGCTGCCTGCCGGTCGGGCGTTCATCGGCACGAGCAACCTTCAACTCGACCTGCTCACCGAACGGTTCCAGACCCGGTTCCAAGCGATCAAACTCCGGGCACCGGACACCGAGGAAATTGCCGGGTTCCTTTCTGCCCGGTGGGAGGTTGATCCGAAAATCGCCGCCCAGATTGCGGTCGGGAGTGGCGGATGCGTCCGGGCGGCACTGGCCGACTTGGAAAACTGGCTCGATGCCCGGAGGTTCGCATGAGTCCCCATCAAACCCAGGCGAAAGCCGCTGAGATTTGGCAGGCAATGGACCGAAATGCCCGGCATGGGGTCCGGTTCGGGTTGTTCCCGGCAGAGATCATGGCCGCCGCCGAACGGGATGGGCACGATGGCCGGGAACTTGCCATCGCCTTGATGGACTGCGCCGAGAAGGACGGGGGGATGCTCGGATGATCACACGACTTCACCGTCTGACCTTCGACGAACATGGCCGCATCGCACGGGCCGAATTCAGATGTCGGGAGAAGGGCATCCGGCGGCAAGTGCGAGTGGTGGTCGTTTGGAAGGAAGCGGGCAGCGACTGGTGCTGGTTCAAAGCGGGATGGTGCAGTCCGGAGAACTGGCGGCAGATTGTGCCGATGCTGACCATGATTGAGCGGATTGTTGACAGCCTGTCTCTGCACAATGGCTCGTAATGAATCCACTCAAGAAGCACCTGTAGGACCGAAAGCGCGGACGATGGCCAGCGGGGTCGAAGTCTGGTGCAGCTTCGAGAAGTTGGTCCCGGTCGAGGAAATCAACCCCAACCCGCGCAACCCGAACACCCACCCGCAGCGCCAGGTCGAACTTCTGGCCAAGAACATCCAGCACTTCGGCTGGAGGCACCCGATCACGGTTTCCAAACTCTCCGGTTTCATCGTGGCCGGGCACGGTCGGCTGATGGCCGCAAAACAGCTCGGGCTCAAGATCGTGCCCGTGGACTTTCAGGATTTCACCGACGAGAACGAGGAATTGGCGGTTCTCGTCGCCGACAACCGCCTGGCCGAACTCTCCACACTTGACCTCAACGAACTGGAGAAGATCGCCGAATCGTGGAAACGGGAGAACTTCGACACCCTCCTCGCAGGGTTCGAGCCCGTCGATCTCGATTCCCTGCTCAACCCGAAGAACGACGGGCCGAAGGACGACGGGGGCAAGCACGATGAGGAACTGGAAAAAGGGGACGTAACTATCGCCATGGGACTTTACCGATTCACCGTCACGCAGGAAGCGTTCATCGCCTGGGCGGACAGCATCAAGCAGGAGGCTGGGTTCGACAAGGCGAGCGTCGTGAAAGCGATCCGCGAAAGGCTCTCGCTATGAATATCTCCCTCGAACCACTCAGCGCGGTCAGCCCCAGCACGTATAACCCGCGCTCGGCTGATCCGAAACGACTCGATGTGATTGAGCTTTCCCTCCGCAAGCTTGGCTTCCTCGCCCCGATCTTTGCCGACGCCGATGGCGAAATCCTTTCCGGCCACCAGCGGCATTTGGTTGCGACCCGTATGGGTGCCACGAAAATCCCGGTCTTCCGGACCAAAGCGATGCCGATCAACCAGCGAAAGGCGCTCAACATCGTCTTCAACCGGGCGACCAACGATTTCGATTTTCACTCGACGCCCAGCAAGGTCACACGCGAACTCGAATCCCTCGACCTCGAATCCTTGGCGGCATCCATTCCCGACAAGCCGGTCGATTCGCCCGAGTTCCTCCGATGCCTCCACCCCGCAGAGGTCGATGTCGCAGAACTCTGCCGGATCAATGCCGGGCGGTGGGTCCAATACGCCCGCAACGTCGCGGCCACGCTCTACCGGACAGGGATCGTGATGCCAATCATCGCAAGGCAAGACGGCATGGTCATCAATGGAATCGGCAGGCTGGAAATGCTGGCCGAAAAAGGTGTCGAATCCGCACCGGTTGTCTATGTCACCGAGGAGGAAGCTGAGTTTGCACGGGCCATGATGAACTTGCTCTCGATGGATTTCGATGTGCAAACCCGATACGCGGACCTCCTGCGATACAACTCGTTCCGGCGCGCCCGGCGGGTGCGCGAAGAACTTGGAAATGGCTTCATCTTCGCGGTCCACGGGTCAAAGACCTGCCACACCTTCGACATCAACAACCCGCGGCAACGCGCTGCCTGGATCAAGGAACATGGCACGAGTGCCCTGGACTTTGGTGCCGGCCACCTGACAGAGACGTTCCTGCTCCGGCAGGCCGGGATCGACTGCACGCCGTTCGAGCCATACCGCCTGAGCAGCGGCAGCGAGATCAACAAAGCAGAGAGCGTCGAACTCACCCGCGCCTTCCTCGCCGAGGTCGCGGCAGGCAAGGACTGGACGGCAATCTTCATCAGCTCGGTTCTCAACTCCGTTCCGTTCGCAGAGGACCGGGAAAAGATCGCCACGCTCTGCGCCGCGCTCTGCCGCCCGTTCACCAAGGTCTATGCCTGCGCGTCGAGCGCGACAGAAACCGGGTGGCGGCAGGTCCAGGGGAAGGCGTTCATGAACGAGAGCAACTCCGGGAACATCTGTTTCCGCCTCGACTATGAACCCGGCGTCCGTTTGGGAGATTTTCAGGACAAACCGAAAGTCCAGAAATACCACACGGAAAAAGAATTCCATTCACTCTTTATCGGCCTCTTCCGCTCTGTCAAAGTATCTGAAATGAGCAACAATGTCACCGCCATCTGCGCAAGCGCGAGGGCGGTCGATGTCGCCCGACTCCGGGAAGCCATCGAGTTTGAGTTTGATCTCCCCTATCCAGACGGCACGCGGATGGGACTCGTGAGCGAAGCGAAAGCCGCATTCGGAAAGCGGCTGGGGGTGGTTCTGTGATTTACCTCCTCGACCTCAATTTCACGCTGGTCGGCAATTCGGCCCCGCACGGAACCCGGCAGGAGCCAATGTCCAAGCGGATGAAGACCGAAATTTACCGTCAGTGGCTGGTGGAGATGCTCCGTCCGCACCAAGTCATCCTGATCACCGCCCGGCCCGACCGGTGGAAGGAGCCGACGATGGCCCGGATCGCGGAACTCACCGGATGGGAGCCGATGGACGCGTATTTTGACGACGGTGTGATCCGGACGCCCCCGGCTATCAAACGGCACATCCTGATCGACCTGATCTTTCCGAAATATGGGCGAGGCGAATACTACGGGATCGAAAGCAACCCGAAGACACGGGCCGTGTATGCCGCTTTCGGTATTCCGTCGGTCTGGGTGAACAAACCCGGCACGGCGTTGCGGGACGAGAGGCGCTTGCTCGGGGAGCTTCCCACCACGGCTCCGCAAAGCGACCTCGACCTTCGTTGACAGCGTGCCTCGGGCATGGATCAGCCCGAAATTCGCGATCACGTTCTCCCCGAAGGCAAATGGCAGTTCGATGCCGAAGTCACCGACGTCTTCGAGGAAATGCTTCGGCGCTCGATTCCCCAGTATGATGTGATGCGGAAAGCGGTGTTCGAGATCGCGACCCGCTTCGCCAAGGAGAAGACCGCAATCGTGGATCTCGGCTGCTCACGCGGCGATGCGCTTGATCCGCTGATCAGCAAGTATGGTGCCTACAACCGGTTCGTTGGTGTTGAGGTTAGCAAGCCGATGCTGGAGGCCGCACGGAAACGGTTCCAGGGATATATCGACTGTGGCGTGGTCTCGATCCGGGAAATGGACCTGCGGCACAGGTTCCCACCGGAGCGGGCCAGTGTGATTCTCTCGGTCCTCACGCTCCAGTTCACTCCGATCGAATACCGGCTCAAGATCGTGCGCGAGGCGTTCAACTCACTGATTCCCGGTGGTGCCCTGATCCTCGTCGAAAAGGTTCTCGGCGCGAGTGCCGACCTCGACGCCATGCTGGTCGATCTCTACTACGGCATGAAGCGGGACAACGGCTACAGCCAGGAGGAAATCGACCGCAAGCGCCTCTCGCTTGAGGGCGTTCTTGTGCCCGTCACAGCAGCATGGAACGAGCAACTTCTCCACCAGTGCGGATTCTCTGAAGTGGATTGCTTCTGGCGGTATCTGAATTTCGCCGGGTGGGTTGCGGTGCGCCCGGCTTGACTGAGAGTCCAACCGATATAGAGTATCGAATGATGAGTGCTGCTATGGTCACTTTTGAACAGATCGAAAACGAGCATCGGCAGGAGCGAGCCGAGGATGCCCGTCGCATCGCGTTGGGGCTGGCAACGCGGGAACAAATCCACGAGGAAAACTCGCCGATCCCTCGAAGCGCAGCGATTCATATTGTCGATCTACCCGCTTACCTGAAGCGGGTTTATGACCGGGATTAACAGTTCTGCATGATGGCGGAACCCACAGTCCTTGGCGATTTTGGGAAAATCGTTGGCACCAGCATAGAGGGGAAGCAGCCTCTCATCGTGGGCGGTCATGCAGTAAATGCGTGGGCGATGTTCTTTCTTCCTCGGATCGCCTCCGAATTGCTCCAATTCCAGCCATTCACGAGCAAGGATTTGGATTTGTTCGGAACGCGTTCGCTGCTTGACGCATTGCACTCCCGGTTTGGTGGTCAGGTGGAAGTATCGCCACCACGGACGCCGGTCGTAGGTCGAATTATTTTGAAAATGCACGGCCGCGAATTCAAGGTTGAGGTGCTTCACTCAATTCGTGGCCTTCCAGATACCGCAGATTCGGAAGCTGTTCTGTTGGATATTGATGGCATTCGCGTTCGGGTGCCGCGTCCGCCACAGTTGCTTCAAGCCAAACTGGCCAATGCTGCAACACTGGAGCAAACTGATCGTCAGGATGTTCGCCATGTGCAAATTCTCATGCCTTGCACACGTGAATTTCTGGCGGATGCACTGAGCGCCGCCGAATCTGGAGCGATCTCTGAACGGGCCGCAATAAACGCACTCGAGGAGGTGCGGGCAATCATTCTCAGCCGCCATGCGATCACGGTCAGGAATTCCTTCAGAATTGAGTTGCAGGATTGCTGGCCTCTTCAAGCGATTGAACAGTCTCCTCTCCAGAAGGTCGGAAATTTCTGGCGCAAACGCCTGACACCTATGCTTTGACAGTAATTCTCTGGCATGGAGCAGCCAGAAATCTCTACGGAACTCGCGGGCAAGATCCTCGACGCCGACTTTCAAAATATCGTCAAGAAGGTTGCGGCGGGCAAACCGTTGACCGTGGCCGAGCGGGCTCGGATCGAGGCACGGGCCGCCGGCAGCACCGACTCGACCGCATACGCGAAGAACCTCGTTGAGTTGGCTTCGTTGCTGGGCGTCACCCGGCGCACGCTCAACTCATGGCAGAAGCTCGACGGCGCGCCGAAGGCGGCGTCGAACGGCATGTGGTCGGTGGCCGACTGGCGGGAGTTTGTCCGGGTGCGGGGGTTCAAAGGGACGACGAAACCCGCCCCACACAACGAGGAAGCACTCAAGGCGCGCAAACTCCTCGCAGAAGTCGAGGAACGGGAAATCAAAGTCGCGATCAAAAAGGGGGATTATATCCGGGTCGTTGATGTCCGCTCCGAGTGGATCGGGCTGGTGGCCCAGGCGACGGCGATCCTTCGGGCGAAATTCGAGAACGAGCTGCCCCCCGTCCTATCTGGACTCGACGCGACCGGCATCCAGGCGGAGTGCCGAAAAGCCATCGACGACGTGCTCCGGGCATTGCACCAGTCATGAAGGTTCTCCGGGACATCTGGCGCGACGCATGGCAACCGCCAGACCGGCGACCGGTGTGGCAGTGGGCTGAGGATCAAATCAAATCGATCCCGTATTCACCAACTCCGGGCCGGTTCCGCATCGCAAACTCGCCACAGATCCGGGAGGTCATGGAGGCGATCATCGACCCGAAGATACGGCTCGTTTCAATCATCGCCTCGGTCCAGTCCGCCAAGACAATGGCACCGGAGATCACGCTCTCCTACATCATCGCGAATCTGCCTGGGCCGACACTCTGGCTGGATCAGACGGACGAGGATGCCAAGGACCAGTCGGAATCCCGCCTTCAAAAGCTTTTCGATGAGTGCGATCCGGTGAAGCGGTTGTTCCCGACCGGGACCAACAGACACAAGCGGCGGAATCACACGATCCATTTTGCCAACGGGATGACACTCTGGATTCTCGGAGCGCACAACAAGACGAACCTCCAGCGGCGTTCGATCCGGTGGCTCATTGGGGATGAGACGTGGCGGTGGCCGCCCGGTCACATGGCGGAAGCGGAAGCCCGCGTCACGGCGTTCGGGTGGTTGGGCAAGTGCGTGTTCATGTCCCAAGGCGGCGAGGAGGACGACGACACCCACCGCAAGTTTCTCACCACCGATCAACGCGAATGGACGTTTGCCTGCCCGAAGTGCGGGCACCGCCAACCGTTCAAATGGGAATGTGTCGAGTGGAGCAAATCCGCCCGGGACGAACACGGGGAATGGGATTTTGAGGAGGTAAACCGGACCGCCGCCCTTCGGTGCGAGTCATGCAACCATTACTTCGAGGATTCCGACCGGAACAGGCGGGAACTCAACGCCACAGGGAAATTTGTCCCAATGAACCCGAAGGCGGCGAAGGAATCGGTTGGGTTCCACTGGAACGCGCTTTGCGCGATGAGCTGGGGCAAGCTCGCGGAACTCTATCTCCGGGCCAAGCACGCGGCCCGCAAGGGCGATGCATCGCTCCTGCAACAGTTTTACCAGAAGCGGCTCGGACTGCCGTGGCGCGAATACGTCGAGGATTACAAACTGGAGATCGTCCGCTCCGGCTACCACAAGGGCGAATCATGGGAGGACACCGCCGGGGTAGATTCACGCGGTCGGATTGTGGCCGCACCGTATGAACCGGGAGATGTCGCCACCCAGATCGTGATCCTGACCGTGGACGTGCAGATGGATCACTTTTTCGCCGTCATTCGCGCATGGAGTGCCAACGGATCATCCCGCCTCGTCTGGAATGAGCGCATCCTTTCTTGGCACGACATCGAGGCATTGCAGGAACGCTTCTCGATCTATCCGAGCCTCGTGTTCCTTGATGCCGGCCACGCGACCTACGACGTTTACCGGGAATGCTCGACCCGCGGCTGGATTGCATTGATTGGCGACCGGAGGGCGACGTTCGTTCACCGCGTCCGCGAAGGCCGATCCATCCAGCGGTTTTACTCGCCCCGGCGCAAGGTCGTGCTCGCGCACAACCGGCATTGCTTCGTCCACTACTGGAGCAACCTGAACATCAAGGACACACTCGCCCGGCTGCGGCGGAACCAAGACCCCGAGCGAGGGGCGACATGGGAGGTTCCTGATGACATCGACGACGACTATCTCGCGCAGTTGGAGAGCGAGCAGCGGATAAAGGAAAAGGGCGTCTGGATGTGGAAGCAGATCGGGAGCCGCCCGAACCACTACTTCGACTGCGAGGCGATGCAGGCGGCAGCGGCGACGATGCTCAAGATTGTCGGGCGCGAGTCCGTGCCAGAGCCGGTTGACGCTCCGACGGAGGCGTGACCCAGCAAGAGCAGATCGATGAGGCGGTCAAGCATTTGGGTGACACCCCCGTCACCCCGGAAGATCCCCGGCCATTTTGGTTAAGATTGTTGAGATCGATTAGGATCAAGCTGTCAGGACTCCCAAAAAGACCAAAAATCGAGATCACCGGAGGGACCGACTTCTAAAGCGGGCAATTGACAAGGCGGCAGGAGGACAATGAAGACAATCCTTCAATTCGCATTCGCCAAACTCGCCAAGCTGGACATGGCAACCCTGCGCCAAATCTGGGCTGCCATCGACCAACTCGTCTCCGGCTTCGAGCTGGCCAGGTTCAATGACGGCTCGATGACCGGGACCCAGAAACTCGAATACGTCCTTGAGCGTGTCGGCACCCTGATCCCGCATGACCGCAAGGAAATCGGCACCCAGATCATCCGGGCCATCGTCGAGATTGTCCTGATCGGCATTCGACTGAAAGGCGGTGCCCGGTGAAATTCTCCAAAGTCGAAATCCTTCTGATTGCCGGGGCCGCAATCAATGCGCTGGCCGAACTCGCGAACCTGCTTCCGGTCGAGGTGAGCGGAAAAGTCACCGCCGCACTCCTCGCCCTCTGGGCGATGCTGCGGTTTGTCCTGCGATTCCTCCAGGCGTCACCCGCCTCGTTGCAGGAAATCGAAAACCTCCGGGGCGAGCTCCACGGGCGGGTCAATGAAATTGAGGCCAAACGAGCCGAACCCATCATACCGCAGAAATGAAGCCGGAAGCCACCATCGAGAATCCCCGGTTCAGGCGTGCTCTGGATTTTGTCCTGAAGTGGGAAACCGTCTTTGACCGCAAGGGCAATGCCGTCGCAGAAAACGACCCGGACGACCCCGGCGGGCTGACCAAGTTCGGCATCGACCAGCGGTCCCACCCGAACGCGAACATCCGGGCACTGACCAAGGAACTCGCGGCGTCGATTTACCACCGGGATTATTGGCTCCCAGTCCAGGCGCACGAGCTTCCGGTCCCGGTCGGAGAGGTTGTTTTCGACATCGCGGTCAACAACGGGAAGGCGAGGGCGGTCCAATGGCTGCAGGAAGCGGCAGGGGTCATCACAGACGGCTTCATCGGCCCGGTCACGCTCAAGGCGGCAGGGGAGGCGGATGCTGCGAAGCTTGCCGCAAAACTGATCTCCCGACGGGCCACGTTCTACCGCAACATCGCCAAGGGTCGGAAGGCCAAGTTCCTCAAAGGATGGCTGAACCGCAATGAGGCACTCAAGGCGTTCGCGGCAACCACCGTCGCTTGACACCCGGCCTGCGGTGTCATGGCACGCGGACTTTTCATTACCGGATTCACAGTCGCCGAGGTTGTCGCCATCCAGGCGAAGGCGAAGCAGATGCTCATGGAGGGCAAAACCCTCATGTCGTGGGGCGACAGCGGATCGTCCGTGACAAAGCAGTTTCCGATGCAAGTGCAGGACGTACTCGAAGAATGCGATCACGCGCTGCGGGTTCTCGATCCTGCGACCTACGGGTCGCGAAGGACCACCGCCGTTTCCGTCGTCGTCGGCTACCTCCCAAAATGAACCGGTTTCTTGCCACTATCAGCAGGCTCTTGCCCACCGCCTGGTTCGGCCCCTACGAATCGGCCAACCCATCGCCGCGACGCGGGCGGGTTCCCGGTTCCGCGCCACGGGACGCGAAGCTCGATCTGACACACGGCATTCGCTCGGAGCTGGTCCGCCGTTCCCGTTACCTCCAGAAAAACTCGGGGTTCGTCCGCGAGCTGGTTGGCAACATGGCTATTTACTCGACCGGCGACGGGATCAAGCCGCAGGCCCAATCGCCCGATCAGGAATGGAACCGTGCCGCCGAGGAGCATTTTGCCAACTGGTCGGCGCGGTGCGAGGTCACGGGCAGGTTTTCGTTCGAGGAATGCCAGAGCCTTGTTTGCCGAGGGATCGACGTGGACGGCGAATACTTCGTCCACAAGACGCGCGATCCTATCGGGCGTCCGGCGCTCCAGTTGATCGAAGCCCACAGGATCGGCGACGCAGCCGGAGGCACCGAGACCGTGGACGGCATCGGGCTCGACGGGGTAGGTGCGCCCGTTTTCTATCGTCTGCTCCTCGACGAAGGCACCTACCGGGATCTTCCGGCATCCGGCGTCTTGCATGTGTTCGAGCCAGAATCGGTTTCCGCCGTGCGCAACCCGGCCACGATCCAGCATTCGATCAATCACATCCTCGACGAAATCGAACTCCTCGCGTTGGAGAAACACGCAGTCAAGGACAACGCGGACGTGGCCCGCGTCCTGAAGACAGCGCGCGGCGAGGTCGAGGGCGATGGGGATTTCTCGCTCAGGACCGGGAGCGCAGGCGGACCCGATTCCAGCGACCCGGCAGCACTCCAGAAGATTGTCGGAGGAAAGCTCGTTGCCTTGAAACCCGACGAGTCTCTCGACAGCTTCCAGTCGAACCGGCCCAGCCCCACCTTCACCGGATTCCTTGAACATCTCCGGCGCGATTCCGCGCTCGGCGTGCTGCCGTTCGAGTTCGCCGCCGACTCTTCCAAGATCGGTGGAGCGGGCGTGCGTCTCGTTGTGGCGAAGGCCGACCGGCGGTTCTCGTTCCGCCAACTCATCTTGATCCAGCGGTTCATCCGCCCCGTTTGGGCTTATGTGATCGCTGATGCGATCCGGACTGGAGCCCTACCTTTCGTAAAAAACTGGCAACGCGTCAGCGCGACCACCCCGCGCCGGATCACGGTCGATGCGGGCCGGGAGGCGCAGCAGAACCGGGCGGACGTGGAGATGGGACTCAAGACCCTGAGCGAACACTTCGCCGAACAAGGCATGGACTTCGAGGAAGAGATGCGGATCCGAGCACAGAACGCCCGGCGCATCCTCGATCTTGCCGCCGAATACCGCATCCCGCTCGAAATGCTCTGGCGACCGGGAGGTGGGACCAACGCCACGCCAGCGGTAGGAGAACCCGAAGAAGCGCCTGTCACCAATGGCGTCCGGCAGGGCGGTTGATTGACATCGCGCACGGGTTTGTGAAACCCGCCGAAGTCCTTTTTCTCAAACAACCGTGGCTGATCACCCCGGAGGCACACGCCGCGATGGTGGCTGCGTCCCGCTCGTTATTCGACACGCATCCACCACAGATCACGCTCGAGGCAGAATCCCCGCTTCTGAGCATCGCGGACGGTGTCGGGGTGATCGCGGTCAGCGGCCCGATCATGCGCAAGCCCGGGCTCATCGCGCAGATCCTGTTCGGCGCGACGGATACCGATGAACTCATCGCGGCGTTGGCCGAGGCGGGAGAACGCGCCGATGTCTCGGCGGTCCTGCTCGACATCGACAGCCCCGGCGGGAGCGTGAACGGCACGCCCGAGCTGGCTCAGGCCGTGGCCGATCTTTCACGGACGAAATACGTCTATGCTTTCAGCGCGGGCCAGATGTGCAGTGCCGCCTACTGGGTCGCATCCCAATGCGATGCCATCTACGCGACCCCCAGCGCGCGAGTCGGCTCCATTGGCGTGATCCTGCCGGTGATCGACTCGAGCGAGGCGATGCGCAGCGTGGGCATCAAGGTCGAGGTGTTTGCCGCAGGCAAATACAAGAGCGCGGGCACGCCCGGTGTGCCGCTCACCGACGACCAGCGTCAATGGCTGCAATCCGATGTCGAGGAAATCGCCGCCGAGTTCCACGCGGCGGTGCTCGCGCGAGGGCGGAAGATCCCGGCGGAAGCGATGGAAGGTCAGACGTTTTTCGCCAGGAAAGCGATGCGCTTCAACCTCGCGGGAATGGCCAAGAACCGGGATGAAGTGCTCGGGCGGTTGCGTTCGCTGCACGTTCGGAGCGCCGCTGCGTCAGCCCGTGCGGTTGACACGGGAACTGGGGGTGAGATGAAAACCCTCGACCAGGAACTCGAAGAGGCGCGGCAGCAAATCGCGCAGATGGAAACCGCGCACGCCGCAGCGCTCGATGCCGCCAAGGCCGATCTCCAAACCCGCATCGACGATGCCGCGGCCAAAGTCGCGAAGCTTGAAGCCGATGCGCAGGCCCGCGAGGCACTCCTTTCCCAAGCCGGGATCAAGGCGGAATCGTTGACCGCCGAACTCGCCGAAGCACAGGCCGGGCGCGACCGCATCGAAGCCGATCTTGTCGTGGCCCGTCAGAACATCGAATCGCTTACCGGCCAGAAGGCGGAGAGCGAGGCACAGCTCGCGACGCTCACCACCCGCAACAAAGACCTCGAAGCCCGCGAGCAGAACATCGAGACCCGCGCCTCGAAACGCGCGGTCGAGATCGTCGCATCAACCGGGACGCAGGCTCCGGCCCCGGTCACGCCCAAGGGCGACCGTCAGACCGAAGACCTCGTCGCCCGCTTCAAGGCAATCAGCGACCCGAAAGAGCAAACCCTTTTCTGGCGGTCCCTCACCGCCCAGCAGCAGGCCCAGATCCTCTCCAGCACCGCCAACCAGTAATCCGCCATGCCCAACACACTCACCAACGTCAAAGACATCAAGGTCGCCCAAGCGGCTCTCCAGCCGTTCATGGCGACGCTCCTGCCCATGCGGGCGTTCTCCTCGAACTTCTCGCCGGAGCCCGCTGACAAACTGGACACCGTTCGCGTGCCCATCGTCGGCGCTCCTTCCGCCGCGAGCGATTTCGCCGGGAGTTACACGGCGAATGCCGATTCGACCATCGATGTCGCCCCTGTCACACTCAACCGGCACAAGTTCAAGACCGTCCACGTCACAGCCCGAGAGGCGGCTGAGACGGCTCTCAACGTGCTGGAAGCACTGGTGGCCAGCGCCGTGAAGCAACTCGCCCAGGACGTGTTGCAGGACATCTTTTCCGAAATCACCCAGGAGAACTACGGCGCGCCCGCCATCCCGGCACTCGCCTCCACGGCTTTCGACTACAAGAAGGTGCTCGGGGTCCGGGAAGCGTGCGCCACCGCGAAGATGCCCGTCGGCGACCGTGCGCTCGTGCTCGACGGCGCCTACTTCACCAACCTGCTCGGCGACGACATCGTAGCCAAGAGCTTCGTGACGCCCATCGCGCAGCCGAGCGTGGTCGAGGGCCTCATCCGCCGGTTGGCCGGGTTCGACGTTTACGAAACCTCGATCCTGCCGGAGAACAACGAGAAGTTGGTCGGGTTTGCCGCGCACCCGAGCTGCCTCGCGGTGGCCATGCGCTACCTGCAGCCGGTGGCCGACTACGACGAGGCGGGCGCGGTGACCGACCCGGATACCGGATTGACCTTCGGCTACCTCCGCTACACCGAGACCAGCAGCAACCGCATCTTCGTGACCGTGGAGTGCCTCTACGGTTTCAAGGTCGCCATCAAGAACGGCCTCAAGCGGATTGTCAAAGGCAACGCCTCGTAACCCCAAACCGACAACCACACCATGATCCCATTTGCCAAAACCGGCGACGCCGGAACGACTCTCAGCCACGCAGTCATCCCCG